AAATAAAAATCGGGAGCTAAGTCCCGAATTCTTATCATCTGGAGCAGGTGACGGGTTCTTTTTAGTTCATTTCACTGCTTTTCAAACAGTTAATTTTATACCCCTTATCATATTTAATATGATATATGGTGAAATAGCGTTTCACAAGATTTCAAATTATTTCACGCTGTTTCAACTTTTTTGGATATTTTTTCGTTCACGATTTCGACCACCTAATATGTTAATCATATCACTCTCACGTGATTGCAATATATGTGCATAGGTATCTAATGTCATCTGCGTGCTTGAGTGTCCAACGCGATTGCTGATAACCTTAACATCTTCAACCGACTGGACAGTTTTAATGAGCCAAGAAATGTTAGAGTGTCTTATGCCATGTGGTGTTATCTTATGTACTCCAGCAAGAGCAGCATACTTGTACATCGCATCACGAATCGCGTGTCTACTGAGTGGGTTCTTACCACCGAATATGAAGTCATCTTCCTTCGCACGCATGATATTTTTAAGTTCTAACAATAAACTAATAGTATCTGTAGTTAATCTATTGTATCTAATCGAGCTCGCAGTCTTTGGTGTTTCAATAACCCAATGCCCCTCGCCTGTACCCTCAATGACTTGTTGACAAATGAAGATAGTGCCTTTGTCAGCATCAAAGTTTTTCCACATAAGTCCTTGTAGTTCACCAATACGACAACCAAGTTCACCAAACACGATAAAGAGTGGATACCAAATCTTATCCATAGGAATAGCATCAATAAACTTTTCGTATTCTTCCCTAGTCCAGACATCCTTTTCCTTCTTTTGCACAATGTTCACGCGTAAGTGCTTAAGCAGGACATCACATATCTGATATGTAGGAGCATCACAATATAGGTGAGAATATGCGTAAGCAAGCACATCCTTAAAGCGTGTGATTACTTTGTTTTTACGTTTGACGGATATAGACGCGTCATCCACAAAACCCCTATACCACTTGTCAATGACATCTTTCTTAAAGACATCTGCGATGAGTTTATCGCCAAATGCTGGGAGAAGATACTTTGAATAAACATATGAATCACATCTCAACGTTTGTAGCTTAACAGTGGTGGATCTATCCTTTTCCACTTCAGTAAGCAAATCCTTGAAGAAAATTACCTGGCAATGTTTAGTGTGGTCTTTTACCCACTGAGATATCGCACGATCGTAGTCTGCGTTCGCCTCACTCTTGCTTAAGTACCCACGTATGGTCACGTTCCTGAGTTCATCATTCACGCGGACTTTGGTGTTTATATACCAAGTTCCTCTCTTCTCATCTTTGTAAATCCCTTTTCTCATCTTGTAATCCTCCTTAATGTTTGATATAATTAAAAAAGGTTTAATAGGTTAGTCGTTCCAAATTGCTTTCCTAAAACCGCTGAGCCAATTAGAATTGCGGTCTAATCGGCTCTTTTTTTATCCTAGGCGGTCACTAGCGGTCAATGAAGTAGTCTTTAATGAATGTACGGACACGTTCAAGGTCGTTGTTATCTAATGTTTCAAGCATCTCAACGATTTCTTTCACAGTGCCATCATAAGTCTGAGTATATCGTTCCATATCACAGTCATACCCAATTAACCAGACTTCGTTTACTCTCAAATATCGAGCTAATTTAACGATTACTGGTTGCTTAGGTGCATAGTCATCTTTGAGATAATGAGATATCTGGGATGGACTAATATTGCAATGTCTTGTGATATCTACGGCACGCACGTTCCTTATACTCATTATTTCTTTTAGACGTTCACCGAATGTAGCAACGATTTCAGCCATTTCTAACTCCTTTCTTTTTGACCTGCTCCAATTATATCGCACATTTACATAAAAGCAAACAATTTTTGATTTTTTCGCAATTTTCTATTTTACTTTTCGCAATTATGGTTTATACTAGAAGCAATAAGTTGGGAAAAACCCAAATAAAGAAAGGAGAAAACCCGATGGCAAAAGGTAAAAAGATGGTTTATGACAATCGTGTTTTGAGAGGTCATATCGTCACTTCTTGCGGTTCAATTAAAGCCTTTGCTTTACGCTTTGGCATTTCAGAGAACGCAATGAAACTAAAAGTAGCCAATAAAACAGGTTGGGATAGGGATGATATTGTGAAAGCAGCATCTATCCTTGGTATTTCTGATCCTGTTGAAATCTGGCGTACTTTTTTTTCGGTTGAAAGTTGGGAAAATGTCAAATGACGATCGAAAGAAGAGAAGAATTATTGACCAAGCCACACTGGGATTATAACGACATTGCAGAATATCTCGAATGCGGTTCAACAAAAGCAATTCAAATCAAGAATCAAGCATTAAGAGAATTCGGTGGTTCAATTCGTTATCTAACTCATTACGTGACTATTGACTCAGTGCTTAAGTGCGTTGGAACGACACGAGACCGCGAAATCAAGGTCTTAAACCAAATCAAAAATCAAAACAAAGAAAGCGAGGTATAACGTGGCTACCAAAAAGAATTACAAAAAAGAGACATTCAAATCAAAAGAAGAATGGCTCGAACACAGAGGCTTAGGTGGAACTTCAGCTTCTGCAATTACTGGTAATAGTCCATACAAGAGCATCCTTGAGCTCTACACCGATATCGTTTGTCCAGATGAAACAGAAGTAGAAAAAACAAACGAGTCGATGACTTATGGAACATTGTGCGAACCACTTATCCGTAAAATCTACGCTCTTGACTTCAAAGACAAGTACAAGATGCACACACCTAGAATGCACGAAATGTATAGAAGAACTGACAAGACATACATGACTGCATCACTCGATGGCATTCTCACCGAACTTAACACCAAACGTAAAGGCGTATCGGAGTGCAAAACTCACGATATTAGAAACCGTGAAGATGAACTTGAGTGGAGAGACCATATTCCACAAAAGTATTACGAACAAGTTATCTGGTATCTAGTGGTTATGACTGACTTCGACTTTGTAGAAGTTACCGCAAAACTAAACTTCTTCGATTATTACGATCCAGAAGGAAAGAAGCTTCTCAGGTCAGAAACAAGATATTACCACATAGAACGTGCTGATGTACTCAAGCATGTAGAAAACTTGGAAAAATTGGTCACAAGATTCTGGGAAAGAAATGTCCTCGGTGGAACTATTCCAGAATTCAAAATCTCATTCTAACTAGAAAGGACATTTATGGAACAAGAAGAAATTATTAAAGAAGAATTCTCCCTTACTCCTATTCTCGACCCAGAGACAAAAGAGTATTCACTTCAAAGGTTTGAAGAAATCAAAGTTGCATGCCAGGGCTTTATTGAAGAAAACAAAGTCTTATCCTGCAACACTGATGAAGAACTCAAAACCTTAAAGAAATGTAGAACAAATCTCCGCAAGAAAGCAGACCAAATCAAAACTGCTCGACTTGCATTAAGTAAGTTGTTCACATTCCAATTCAAAGAGCTTGAAAAGATGCTTGGCGATGCTGATAACGAACTCAAGAGATTAAAAGATGAGTTTGATGCAAAGAAAGCGGAAGAAGAAGCTCTCAATAATCCAGTGAACGAAGAACCAACACCAGTCGAAAATAATGAACTTAAAAAGGTTACTCTCGTCATTGAATACAGAGATGTCAATGTAATTGAAGACATCAAAAAATTAGCAGTCGATCGTGGCTGTACAATTACCGAAATTAAGGAGAAATAATCATGGCACAAAGACAAGCCTTAGAACTTAGAAAACCTAATCAAAAATTCTCAGTAGCCATTCAAACTGATGGTTACAAAAAACTCATCAACGATACCTTGGGTGATAAAGCAGTTGCCTTAAGATTCATCGCTGATGTAAGCACACTCGTTGCCAATAACGCAACACTTCAAGACTGTGATCCAAAGACAGTATTGTCCGCAGCCTTGCTTGCTCAATCACTCAACCTACCTCTAGCACCTACGCTCGGATTCTCGTACCTCATTGGTTACAAGAACACAAAGAAAGATGCTAACGGTCAACAATACCAAATCTACGAAGCTACATTCCAAGCAGGTTGGAAAGCCTGGGTACAACTCGCAATCCGTACTGGAGCATACGAGAAAATCGGTGTCAAACCAGTCCACGAAGGTGAAGTTGTTGGTCAAGATGAATTCGGTGATGACATCATCAAATTCGACCACAAGTTCGATAACAAACCAGTTGTTGGATATTATGCCTATTTCAAATTAACAAGTGGATTCGCAAAAACTCTCTACTGGACTAGAGAACAATGTGAAAAACACGGCAAGAAATACTCACCTGAATACAGAATGTATGGCAGTGGTAAATGGAAAGATATGTTTGATGAAATGGCACTCAAGACAGTCATTAAACAACTTATCTCCAAATGGGGCATCATGTCCGTTCAAATGCAAACAATGGTTCAAGCCGATCAAGCGGTTGTTCGTGAAAATGGTACTTACGATTATGTCGATAACCAAGAAGAACCAGCTGAACCAATTACCACAAATGTTAGTAACACTATTCCAGATGTCGATGATGATGGCGTAGTGGAAGC